TCAGCCTGGTGACGTATGGGAAGCGCGGAATGCCGTCTGGGGTAAGGTTAAAGTAGGTGCATGTAGCATATGTTCCACGAAGAGATTGGGCGTGTGTCAGCAGCCGCCAGCAACTTTATTACTGTCTTCAAAGGATTTACCCAAGTCACCCTTGGTTATTAACCCGTCAACAGAATCAAGAAGGAAACAATATTTTGTTTTATCTTCATTTTTCGCCACCAGTTCTCTCATAATGTCAACAACAGTTTCATAGATATTACTCTCAAAGACAAAACATGTTCCGACTACCCATTCTTCAGCGTTGAAGACAAATTTAACGCCAGACCTCTCTCTCATTTCTGGCGAGAGCCTTCCTTCCGCTTTAATATAAAAGCCTTTAGCGTTGTCCAAAGTGAGCAAAAAGTTTTTCATTACCTCCAGTGATTCTGAAGTTTTTCCACCTTCGTTCATCCCTACGAATCTATGAAGACCTGGCCCAAAACCCCCATTCAATTGGAGGTCAAATTGTAACGAACCGCTGGAAACTTTATAAGTTACCTCATCTTCAAAATTGTAGTGATCTGATTTGTTTGCTTTTAAAAAAGATCCAAGTACTCCTTGAGATGTAACTGTTTCTTTTAGTGGTTTTTCTTCTTTAGACTTAATCATTTAAAAATTGTTTTGTTGTTTTCTTCTTTTTGTTTACCTCTGCGTCTATACCGACCTTATCTCCTATAGTATAACTCTCATACTTGCTAAAGTCAATCTTAAAGTTGAATGCGGCAAATTTTAGATCCATCTTTAGTTTTAATTTGTCGCATACAATGTATGACAGCGAGTCAAATTTTTTATCGAAAGAAACAATATTCATGAACTCTTCAGAATATCTTTCGCAAAGATCGTTGAGTATCTTCATTTCTCGCATATAAAAAAGACGCTTGTCTTTTGTGGGGACAAGCGTCAGTCTAGCAAGAATGTTTTTCTTGTTGATTTTTTTCTTTGCTTTCTTTTTAGCCACGGCTCATCTTAAGCTCTTCTAAGTCATTGTCAATCATTTTCTTGACAAGACCTTGAAAATCTGTTTTAGGACTCCAATTTAATTCTTTGCGAGCTTTATCGGAAGTTCCCCAAAGCAGTTCTACTTCTGCTGGACGATAAAATTTAGGATTAATACTCATTAAAATATCTCCAGTATAAAGATCATTAAAGGTTTCATTTAATCCCATACCACGCCACTCACCAATAAATCCTGCATATTTAAAAGATAATTCTACAAACTCTCTGATGGTGTGAGTTTCATTTGATGAAAGTACATATTCTTTTGGAGATTCTTGATTAAGCATTAGCCAAATACCTTCGACAAAATCTTCGGCATCGCTACAATCTCTTTTGGCATCGATATTACCTAATTGAAGTTGTTGAAATGGTTTATTATTTTGAATTGCATGTTTAATTCTAGCAACAGCTTTAGTAATTTTTCGAGTAACAAATTCTTCTCCACGGCGAGTACCTTCATGATTAAATAACCATCCTTGAATTGCAAAGAGATTATAAGACTCTCTCCATACCTTTACAAGCTGTCTTGATGCGGCTTTGGAAGCTCCATAAGGACTCCTTGGTTTGAGTGGATGATTTTCATCTTGAGGAGCAAAAGATACGTCACCAAACTCTTCGGATGAACCTGCTTGATAGAACCTGCAAGTTGGATGATAAAGCCTAATTGCTTCCAAAATATGCAAAACTGAAGTGGAATTTGTTTCCCAAGTCTGATGGGCGAAGTCCCAACTGCTTCCAACAAAACTTTGTGCAGCTAAATTAATAAAATAATCTGGCTTAATCTTTTCAATAATTCTAGCGATAGAGTGGCTGTCAGTAAGATCAAAATTAATCAAGTGAAAACGCTCATTATTGATATGAGAAATATTTTTATGGTTGTAAACGCTTAGTCTACGAACGCATCCAAAAATTTCATAGTCCGTATTAGCTAAAAGATAATCAACCATATGACTGCCATCCTGACCAGTAACTCCTGTGACAATTATTGATTTTTTGTCAACTGATTTTTTTGCTGCGTCTTCGATGTTTAATATGTCCATATGATCTATTTTTTTACCTGTATATTTTTCTTCAAGATTTTGCATTTTGATTTAATTGATCAATTTTGATAATATATTCTTTTATAATAACATCCCAACTAAAATTGTCAACAGCGTATTTTTGAATTTAAATTATTTCAAATTTTGGACAAGGAACTATAAATTTACCGCCATTATCTAAGAAAGATTTTTCTCTAACTTTAAATTCATCAATAAAATGCCAAGGAAGAATGAGTAAGTAATCAGGGTTAGCTTTTCTCATTTCTTCTTCTGAAAAAATAGGAATATTTGTACCAACAGTTTTTAAGCCAAACTTATAAGGGCTTCTTTCTGCCGCTCCGTCAATTAATGTATTGTCCAATCCAAAATATTGTAATAATGTATTACCTTTTGTTGATGCTCCATAAACCCAAGTGCTTTTTCCTTTTTCTTTTGCTGATTTAATGAAATTAAAAGTCTGCTCTTTTAAGGATTTTATTTTTTCATAAAAATCAAGATAGTATGATGGTTCATTCATATTAAGATTCTCTTCGTATTGAAGAAGAGATTCTATTCTAAATTTTGCGACATCCCTATAAGGAGCTGTAGCAAATGAATTTTTACTTGCAGTATTTTTTTGTAGATAAACCCTAAATGAGCCTCCATTGACATCATTCAATTCGCAATCAACAATTTTAAAATTGCAATCTTCAACTAAATATTTCATTGAGTGCAGATTGTAATACATTAAATGTTCATGGCAAATATTATCAAAAGCTAATTGATTAATCATGAGTGGGGTATAACTCATTTGAATTACAAATAATCCATCATCATCTAATATATCATAAGCATCATTTAAAAATGATTTTGGATCTTCAAGATCATAAAACATAGCAATACAGGTAACGACATCACATTTTCTATTTTTAAAAATGCTTTTATTATAAGATTCCTTAGAAAAGTAATCTTGAATAATTTCATCTGCATATTTAGAGCTTTCTTTAACATATGAATCTTCTACTGGATCAATTCCTAATTTTGAAATTTCTTCGGGCAAATAACTTAAAAGTGTTCCATCGTTACATGCTATATCAAGCCATAGGGATTTATTATCTAGTTTTTTAACATATGTACATGAATCTACAACATTTTTTAATTGCTTTCTCATTGTATTATTAGTGCCAGATCTATACCAGTATCTTCCATACATTTTATCTGGATCAACTCCTGATTCAAGCTGAACAAGCCCAGATTCTTTAGATAACATTAGTTTTAATTCAAATTTTTCGACTTCTTTTTGATCATCTTCGATGAAATCGGAAATACATAGATCTCCTAATGTAAAAAGTTCAATTAATTCGCTATTAGATATTCTGCAATTTGTTTTTTTCATTGTTTATTAATTATAGTATGTTTGTGATGCTGTTTCTGGACGTATACCTGGTATAGAAAATCTCTAATGGGTGTCGTCAATTTTAGTCAATTCCGGACCCACTTCTCAGCCTGGTGACGTATGGGAAGCGCGGAATGCCGTCTGGGGTAAGGTTAAAGTAGGTGCATGTAGCATATGT